GCGCCTTATTGAAGGCGGTTGGTGGGCCGAGCGTCCGTATTGGCCTACGCACCAACGTGCACTTGATAAAGAGGTTACACTTTCTGAGTACAGGGTTTTAGTTAGTGCATCAAATCGGTTGTATTACAACTACGGAGCAATTACCAATTGTGTAAATTCTTTCGCGCAATATGTTGTTGGTTCTTCTTTTACCCCGGTCTTTCAAGGCGAAGACAAGGAATGGGGCGCAAAGGCGGAAGCATGGTTGCATGACTGGGTAAACGTTGCTTACACTGATGGTTCAACGTGGGCTCAAGGTTTGATACGTGAAGTCATCATGTTGACTCGTGACGGAGACTGCGGAACTATATTTACAGAGTCCAAGAATGGATTTCCAATGTTCCAGCAAGTTGCTTGGCATCAAATCACTTCACGCGATGGTTCACAAGAAGTTTTGACTGGAAAATATCGTGGATTGCACCAATGGAATGGGGTTATTAAGAACGCAGAAGGACGCCCAGTAGCCTACCGTTTGATTGGCCCCACTAAGGAGCAAGACCGCGATATTTCGGCCCAGAATATGCAATTGACTATGGAATCGGTTGCACCAGATCAAAGCCGTGGCTTTCCGGCTTTTACCGCTGCCATTCGCGATCTTCGCACCACACTAAACATCGGTAACAATATCCGGCAAGCTGCCGAGCTAGCTTCCACGCTGGGGTTAATTGTTCACAACGAAATGGGTGTAGCAGATCCGATTGATCCGGCCTACGCATTAAACGATATGCCAGCGGTTGGGCAATCTGGGCTTTTGGTTGAAGAAAGAATGGGCGGTTCCATTCAATACTTTAGGGCCGGAGCCGGAGAGAAGTTGGAACAACTTGAAAACAAGATTCCAACTGAAGCTACAGATCGTTTGGTAGAAAGGCTTTTGCGCAATGCCATGCTTGCTGGAGGGTTCCCCCCAGAGTTCTTCTGGAAGCCCGGTCTTGGAGGCGCAGACACCCGCATGGTTATCGAGCAAGTAAACCGCAAGATTCAAAGAACACAGCATTTGCTTCGTGTCTGTTCTCGTCGCCGCATTGGATACGTTGTAAGTAAAGCCATTAAGCTCGGTATTCTGCCTCCTTACAAGGGCAAGGACGAGGGTGGATTCTTAAAATGGACGTTTACTCGGCCTGCAATTTTAACTGCCGATCAAGGCTACGCTAACGCTTCTGCTCTGGATGCTTATCGCGCAGGATTACGCACCATGACCGATATTGTGGGAGAAGGCGGTTCCACGTTGGAACAACATTTGGATTTGCGCGAGAAAGAAGCATTGGCAATTCGCGAACGCATGGAACGCAGTGGGCTTCCGCTGGATTCCTTTATAACTTTAACTCCTAACGGAAACCCACAGGAAAAGACCTCTAAACCTTCCATCGACTAATGAAACTGGCTCGCATTCTTTCAAAGATTAATCTTCGTCCTTGGGCACTGGAAGAAGGGGGACAAATTGCAGTTGCTCAATTGCTTCGCAATAAGCTAGCACGAGCAGAATACGACCAGATGCCGGACAACCCGGAAGTTGCTCCTTTTGTTAATGTCAGAAAACCAATGGAAATGTCGGTCAACGGCATTGCGCACATTAGCATTTGCGGAGTCATGGCAAAAGGCATCAGTAAGCTGGAGGCTATTTGCGGAGGGTACGATTACGAATGGCTTGAAGAAGACCTTGAAATGGCAGATGCCGCTGGATGCAAGGGAGTTTGGATTGAGTTCGATACACCGGGCGGTGCGTGCGAGGGATTGGCAGAATGTGCTGACAAGATTGCTGCAATGGCCCGCAGAATGCCAGTAGTTGCTTGGACTGATCAAACAATTGCCAGTGCCGGTTATTTCCTAGCTTCTTCTTGTTCAAAAATATATGCGTCGCAATCTGCAATGGTTGGTAGTATTGGCGTTATCATTGGCTGGATTGATTGCTCTGCGGAGTGGACGGCTAGAGGACTAAAATGGGATCCCATTGTTTCTGGATCATTAAAGGGCGCAGGTTCCGGCCCATCATTAACTTCAGAACAACGGGCTAGTCTTCAAAGGCTTGTGGATGATTCCTACGCTATGTTTAAGGGCAACATTCTTAAATATCGCAAAGTCGGCGACGAAGCCATGCAAGGTGAACTTTATTTAGCATCACGCGCAAAAGCATATAATCTCATTGATGATTGCACATTGACAGAAAATGAAGCGTATGCGAAATTGCTTGCATTAGTTGATTAAATAGATTAAACAGTTTTTATGGATTCTCCGCAAACCTTAGCTGACGCTTTGTCCGCTTTAAATGCAGCAAAATCAGATGTTGTTGCTTTTAACCAGTTAACAGCCGAACACAACGCAATTCTTGAAGCGTTCACAAAGCTAAAACAAGACAATGCTGCACTTCAGTTGGCGTATGAAACCTTATCCGCAGAGAAAGCTATTTTGAGCGTAGAAATGGAAGCCGCAAAAACGGCAGAAGTTAATGCTAATGCAAAAGCCGTAGAAATTGTCGCAAGTATTGGAGTTGAACCCGTTGCACTTGTGCCGGAAGAAGCTTCTGTGACACGCAAATCCCTAGCAGAACGCCTAGAGGGAATAACCGACAGTCGCGAACGTGGGCGTATTCGCACCGAGTTTCTTAATCAGATCAACAACCTTTAATTTTTAGATAATATATGTCCAACCAGTTAGGAACATTAAATAGTGCGCTTATCCTTCAGGAAGCGTTGTCACTCGTGTACACCATTCGTCCAGAATTGCGTAGCATTACGCTGGACTTGGATCCAATGGGAGCGTTGCAGAATCAAACGGTTATTACTCGTTTGAAAAGCATTCCTACCGTTGTTAACGCTACGGATTCTATCCCTGACGTTACAACCACGGACGTTCCTGTGACGCTTTCTTACGACAAGAAAGTTGGAGCTACGTTTACCGCTGCGCAACTTAATTCCACGAATCGTAATTTGATTCGTGAACAGGCTGAACCTATTGCTCGTGCAATGGCAAACTACATGGTGGACGCAGTTGCTGCTTTGTGGACAACCGCAAACTTCACAAACGAAACTGTACAGGCAACGCCTGACTACACCACGATGGTTGACCTTCGCAAAGCGTTGGTTTCTCGCGGTATCCACGGCGAGCGTTATGCCGCAGTTTCCTCGGATGTGTATGCGCTCTTGTTGGAAGATCCCCGCATGAACCGCTTCTACAAGTCGTTCTTGGCTCCAGGCACCGACCCAATTGAACAAGGCGAGTTGATTCAGACGGCTGGATTTGCACGTATCTTTGAATACCCTGCAATTCCTACGGCAAACAACATGATCGGCTTTGCCGGAACAAAGGAATCCGTCATTCTTGCTTCCCGCCCTCCGCTCGATCCTCGTGAAGCATTTGGCGCAGGTGGCGTACCTTTCCCCGGTAACTTTGAGATCATTACCGACGAAGTGACTGGAATGTCTGCCGCTGCCGTTGAGTACATTGATCCTTCTACACTGGCTTGCACGGTGTACCTCAAGTGGATCTTTGGTGTTGCCAAGGGTAACACTGCTGCTGGTCAGCGTTTGGTTTCCTCCGCTAACTAAGCAAAGATGCAAAGCTTGCACCTAATATTAAGTCATACCGTTTCTGGAGAGGTCAGGGTTGAGTATATCGGCCCTGACCGCTCCGCAGCGGCACAAGTTTACAGTTCAAATATTGAAGGAGCAGTGCTAGTGGAATACTTTCCGTTTTTGCAAGTTAGCCAAAGACGCAAAATAGCTGTTCCTTTTGTTGCCAAGAAATCCAAAGACAAATGAGTCCATTTTTCTTACAAAATTTAGCCGCTTTTAATCAAACGGTAGATTTTGTAGGTACGCCATTTCAATACAATGGAATGACATATGGTGGAGTTGTTAACTTTTTGAATACCTCTGAGGTCATTGATTTTGGTGGCTTTCAAAGTCATCTGGCAGCTACTATAGCGATTGCTTGCGATGCGATGCCTGTTCCTCCAAATAAGGGAGAAAAGATCACAATCAATGGCATAGAACGCCGGGTTATTAACGTCACAAATAACAATCAAATCTCGTGGCACATTGGCCTTGAGGATGTAAGCAGATGATTGACGGCATTTTTACAGAAGCAGTTGCTGCGCAGCTTAGAACACGGTTTCCTGACGTTTACGTTGGATTACCGCAGGATGATGGTCGGATTACAATGCCCGCCATTGTTTTGGAGCTTCGTTCTGACACGGTTATTTCATCTCCACTGCAACGAGGACATTTGACCACATTGGTTTGTTCTCAAGCAGACGACACAACGCCGGATCAACATTATCAACTTTGCTACGATGTCTCTACCTTTATGAAGACATTGACTATCTCCAGCCAAGTGGTACAGTTGCATGGAATCAAGCCATTCAATAGTGACCAAGCTCACGCAGAAAGGCATTGGCAAACACCAATGCAATACATTGTAGGATTTTCACCCATTTAATCATATGCCAGTTACATTTGGAGCTATAACTTACGGACGCACTTCCCCGGCTGGATACTTGCAAGAATCGTCAGAAGAAACAACGATTGAAACCGCAAACATTCGCGACGAAGATGGCAAAACGGTTGTGTACCATCAAAAGCCAAGGTCTTATACAACCACAACTTTAAAAACAAAAGGCGAACTTGGTTATATGACTGTTGCAACTGCTGGTAGCGATTTTGTTGGAGCAACCATTACGTCATCCAAAGTTTCAGAAACTAACGATGATTTTGCAACTTCAGAAGTTACTTACACTTTACACGAATAATTTATGGCAACATTTGGCGTAAGCTTAATTTCCAATGGTGGTGGAACCGTTGAATCTGTTTCAATTGAAGAAAAAAGCACTTTTAAGCAATTGATTACAAGCGAAGGCTACGCAGGTGGCACGCATATTTATGACATTCAATATGATATTTCGGCTTCTGGAAAAGGAGAAAATCCTTATGAAGTTGGGACAACTGCCAACCCACCGGGAGTTGCTGGAATATTCCTTGTAACATCGTCTACTAACAATAGTAAAAACGATGATTTCATTGGATGGTCAATGTCAGGAACTGCATTCCGATACGCAATAGAAGATTAAGTAAAAAATATGAAAGTAGGAACAATTATTAGGTTTGTTAAAGACAACGAAGATCCAGTTAAATCGCCAAATACCGACATGGTAATGGCGTGGCGCACAATTGGTGGCAAGTTTCACGAACCTTGCAACATTGAGCGGGTAGAAGAAAACGGAAAGCAATATTGCACTTGGTTCATTGACGACACTGAACCCGTGGATGTTGCCGGAGAAAAGATGCACTGGAAAGACTTTGAGAAAAAGTGGAAATCAGTCGAATGGTGCACTGAAGCCGGATTCCATCCCATTGCAGTAATGAGGGCATTTAGGGATAATGCTCGTGATGGCAAGCGGCAAGCCAAAGACATTGCAGTTGGGTTGCGCGTCAGAAAGGGTAATCAGCAAATTGTAGTGTATGCCGATTCTCCAGAATGGCTGAAAAAAGAGTTAGCAAGATTTGTCTAATATGAGTGCATTTCAATTATCTAACGAAACGGTGGCAGGTTTTGAACTAAGACCGTGGACATTAACTACTCAAACAGCAATTGAATTTCTTTCTGACAAACAATTGACGGATGTAGAACAAGCAATTGCAATGGTGTATATTCAAGGCGAAACACCCAAAAGCATTCGACAGTCTATTCAAGACGAAACGCTTTTAGATAAAATTAAAGATTTTATTGACCATTTTCCGCTATATAATGTTTTGGCCATTTCGGGGTGGTGTAAACGGCAGATGGATTTGATTAACGTCAATCGAGTTGAAGTTTTGCCAAGAAGTGAACCAGATCCAAAAACACCCCCAAACTTGTAGGGCCAGGATGGGAAGAAAGTTTAGTTTTCATTCTGGCCAAAAATTACCATTTTTCAGAACAATTTATATTTGATGAACTCCCTTTTGCTCGGGCATTAAAATATTATCACGCCGCAATCTGGGCAGAAGGCGCGTGGACAATTAAACCTGCTCCCAAAGAAAAGATTGCTGAAGTTGAAAGTCTGCTTCAAAATCTAACTCAAAAATATCATGCCGAAAGTTCTGACGACATTGAGTTTTGATGAAGCATTAAAGCAATTTGATGCGGCTTTAAAGAAACAATTGGCAACCACAAAGAAAATGCCCATAGAAGTGGTTCGCACGGCATTTAGAGGGGTTATGCGTCGAGTCTTTACGTTTACACCTCCCATGTCTAATAAGGCACCTAGCTTTATGCAGGGACGCAAAGCCGGACAGATTCAGATTCAGAAGGATATGAGAAAGATGTTTCGTCCAATTCCTAAAAAGTATCGGGATTGGACAAGCACAAAAAAAGGACGGCAGGGATTAATTAACTTTTTTGGACCAGACGCAACTCCCGGAAAGCTCAATGCTGGGATTGATTATTTTGTTAAGCTGCACAAAACCAATAGAGGGCTCAATAAGCGTATTGTTGGAAAGCCTCGTGTGCCTATTTGGGAATCAACGTACAAGAATGTATTCACCGAGCTTGTAAAATGGCAAGGATGGGTTCCTAGTGGCTGGATGAAGGGAGCACAAGAGGCAGGCGTAAATCCTCCGGCATGGGTTAGTGGCAAAGCTGGCCCCGGTTCGATGGTTAAGACGTTGACTGATGCCAAAGCAATTTTTAAGGTGATAAACGACACCAAGCACG